CATTGGCGGATCGATGGACAACCGGTTGAACAAGATCGGTGCGACGTTCGTGTGCGGCCATGAGCAGGGCTATTTGGTCCATCGACGGCCACTGCCTATCGGCCGGACCATCCACGGCATCGTGGCTGGGTCAGCCTATTTGCACGATGAGGGATACCGCGGCCACCAGCGAAACAACGACTGGCGCGGGATTGTGGTGCTGAACGATGTGCGCAACAACGGCGACCTGGAGCCGATGCCGGTCACCTTGCAGGCGCTGTGCCGGAAGTACGAAGGCATGGAGCTGCACGACTTCCTGCGGAAGAAGTACCCGAATGCTGAGCAGCGATTCACTTTGGCTAGGCAGCTCTAATGGACTTCAGAGTCTATCTCGGCGGATACCAACCGCATCCGGAGGTGCTCTATTTGAAGGCTGGCATGACTGGCAATTTGAAGAGCCGGATTAATAGCTATGGCGGTGTACTTCCAGGTGGAATGACCTTCATGTGGGCAGCAATTGTAAGTAGCCGTGGTGATGCGCTTAGGGGCGAAACTGAGCTTATGAGGTCGCTTGAGTATCATGGTGGGTTTACGCCAGTGAGTGGCGAGTGGTTTAGCTGCGATCCGTTCTTGAAGAGCGTTGCAATAGATGAACTGTTCAAGATCGGGACAAGGCGGATTGAGGTCAGGTGCACGCATGTTAAGCCATTCTCAAGCGGTAAGCGGGGCAGGCGAAATGAAGGTTGAGGCGCACAAGAAGGAGCTCCATAGCTTCGATGTTCGCGGGATGGACATCGAAACGGTCCTCATCGGTCCTGTAACTCAGCAGATCATTGATGCTGATCGTCTCGTGCGGACCGAGTTTAGGAATGGCTTCCCAAACTGGATGATGTATCGCACCGCTCTTGCTGGAGACTCCATTTTTCTGCCACGTTTGCGGGAGTGGGCCATCGCATTCACCTGGGTCTACTGCCTGGATGGTGCCGTCAAGCGCAAGACGCTAAGCGATGAGTTAATTGGATGCGTGTCACTGGATGTTCTTTCCCGCCTAGTGTTCAGTCGGTGGCTCGCGCCGCACAGTGACATAGCGGCGACGATTAGCGTTGACCGAAATACATACAAGAGGCTTCGCGACCGCATTTATGCCAGGCTGGCGGCGAGTCTCGATGAGTACTGGATTCGCTTAATCATTGCCTATCGCGAAGTGCGCAGACATGAACGGTCTGAACATGGACGATATCGGCGGTAAAATATAACTGTGGTCGAAAAGTGGTGACGAACCACCGGCCTCCGCCGCTGCGACCTAACGGCCGGCGGCACCTACAAGTTTTGGGTGGCAGCAGGCTAGATATCGGCCATGCGGGTCCGGCTGCATGGCGAGGTCGGGAGAGGTCCGAAAGGTTAAAACCCTCACAACCTTGGGAACCCGTGGCCTGTAAAGCCGACGCGTAGGCGTTCTGCCACCCAGATTCATTCGGAGCCAGCCATGACCGACGAAACCGAAGTTGATATTGTCGGCGAGATTGACCTTGAAGAAGACCACGGCGATGCCGATTGGGTCGTCTACAGCGGCGGTGGTACGGCCAACAGCGGTCAGTACATCTTTCCACTGGGCGTGGGTGAGTTCTGCAAGTCTCGCGGTTTCGAGGCGCTGCACATTCCAGACAAGCCTGGGGACATCTACGGCCTGAGCGCCGAAGAGGACCGCTGGGTCGTTATTGGCAAGGGCAAGAGTAAGACCAACCTAACCGCGGTGAAATGACATGGCAAAGCTGACTGGCAAGTAGAGGAAAGGTCTCCTTTCCAGTGATTTCGGCCTTCCCGGCCAGCGCAAGTATCCGATGCCGGATGCTAGTCACGCCGCCAACGCTAAGGCTCGCGCTAGCCAGCAGGAGGCTAAGGGCAATCTGTCGCCCGCAGCTAAAGCCAAGATCGATAGCAAGGCCAACAAGATCCTCGGCAAGAAGAAGTAACCATGTCTCAGGGGAATGAAGTGCTTCGTGATGCTGCTATGGCGTCTCCGCTGGCAGCGTTCTTCGGGGCCAGTTGGATCGCCGACATTCCCTGGGGGCCAATCTCCTATCTGCTGGCAAGCATCTACACCTCGATGCTCATCGTCTAGCTTGGATACAAGGGCATCAAGTGGGTGAGGGCTAAGCGCCATGGCAAGCACCCGTCTTAAGGTCGGAGCCGGAGCCGCCAGTCTGGTTCTGAGCCTGGCCGCTGGTGTTGTCGTGCATTTCGAGGGCTATCTGGCGGCAGCCTATGGGGCCGTACAGCGTTGTATCCATGTTCCGCTCAAGCCTTATGAGGCTGCGGCGTTTACCTCCTTCACCTACAACGTAGGCGCTACCGCTTTCTGCCAGTCCACGCTGGCCCGCAAGGCCAACTCCGGTGATATGCCCGGTGCCTGTGCGGAGATGAGCCGTTGGGTCTATTCGGACGGCGAGAAACTTCCTGGTCTAGTACGACGTAGGGCCGCTGAGCGAGCCCTGTGCAAGGGTAAGCAGTCATGAAATCCTTGGTACATCTCCTGGTCATCAGCTCCCTCCTGACCTTCGCGGGATGTGCCACTAAGCCGTTAGAGACCATGCGACACACCGCAGTCCATCTACATTTCAGTGATGGCGCATGCTCTGGGACGGTAGTAGGCAAGCGATCGATCCTCACCGCAGAACATTGCTTGGACGGATCGGATGTCATCTCGGTGGACGGGGTGGATGTCAAAGTCACTCAGGTGATGAAGGACGGCAAAGATCACGTCCTGCTGCTGACCGACCATGTGTTCGCGCAGTCGGCCGATGTGTCCGATGAGCCTGAGCAGGGCGCCGCAGTCTATGTTCTCGGCAATCCCGGCGAACTGGAGAGCTTCTACCGCCAAGGCTATATCGCCGGTTACAAGGACATCCGAGGCCAGCACGTCACGCTGTACGACCTCAACGGGTTCTACGGCGACTCTGGTGCAGGTGTGTTCGATAGCGATGGCCGAGTGGTCGGCGTGATATCGGTCCTCTACCAGCAGGTAGACAACGGATACATGAAGTTCATGGGCTCGTATGGGCTGGCCTTCACTGATAAGCAGTGGCGGGCCGCCCAATCTATTCAGTGAGGTCGCTATGAAGCTGATTCTGTTGGCAATCGTGGCGATTTATCTATTCATCATCTGCAAGTACGGGAAGCCGTGCGAATGAGCCGCATCAAGCTGATCGTGATCGCCGTACTGGCAGTCGTCCTTCTTCTAGGTGGCTGGCACTTCGCCCGCGTCCACGACGAAGCCAAGCAATCCAAGGTTGAAATCAAGACTCAGAAGCAGATCACCAAGCGCGCACAGGTCCGAAGCCATGTTGAGCAGGAAACCCAAAAGCTTCCCGATGCGCCTATCCAGCGGATTGGCGATGCTGCTCCTGATAGCGCTGCTGGCAAGCTGCAAGACTGGGCAAGAGATTAAGCCGAGCAACGGTTGCGAATGGGTAAAGCCCATCTTCCCAAGCCGGGACGACCAGCTTACAGACGGAACCGCCCGGCAGATCCTAGATCACGACGAAACCGGCAGGCAGATTTGCGGCTGGTCTAAACCCACCAAGGAGAAGAAATGAGCGTTCCCACCTGGCTTGCTGGAAGCACTGTTGTCATTTAGCGCTCGGCCAATGGTTACATCTGCATGCCCCGTGTTGGAGCAGATCCGAGCGAATGCGTGGTGTTTGAGACCTTCGCTGCGCTGACGTATTACTTGGGCGTCAACTACCAGCCTCCTGGTCCGTAATGAGCAAGGGTAGCGATCGCAGGCCACCGGCTGTCGATGACAAGACGCTGGCTGACAATTGGTCGCGCATCTTTGGCAAGCATGATGGGGCGTAGCATAACGGTAATGCCACGGACTCTAACTCCGCCCAATCTCCGTTCGAATCGGAGCGCCCCCGCCATGAAGAAGGCTAACTGGCGTCGCTTTAGAGAGTAGGTGCCGTAGCGTGAACGTTCTTGAGTCCATTGACGAGCAAGTGGCCGGCATTGTCCGCACTTACGCCCAAGAGAACGAGCTAGCCGTCCTGGTCAGAACCAATGGCAATGATGTACGTGTCATCGCTCCGAATGCTCAGCGCGATGTGTTAGCGAAGATGCTTCGTATCGCCGCTAGCATGCTGGAAGAGCCGGCGAGCAGGCAGTTCAACTAAACGTAGACTGAATTTCAATCAGAGGAATCCTTATGTCTCGCGGAGGTAAGCGCGAAGGCGCGGGCCGTCCAAAGGGCAGCCTCGACAAGAACAACAAGTAGCTCAGGGAGATGATCCTAGAGGCGCTCGATCGAAAGGGCGGCGTTGACTATTTAGCCAAACAGGCGGAAGAGCATCCTGGACCATTTATGAGCCTTCTAGCCAAGGTCCTACCCATGCAGGTAACTGGCGAGAACGGCGATCCGCTTAAGGCTAGCATCACGGTTACCTTTGAATGACGGACGCTAAGTTCCCGGCCAAGCTCAAGCCTCTGTTCCAGGCTTGCCGCTACAAGGTGGCTCATGGTGGGCGTGGGAGCGCCAAGTCGTGGAGTTTTGCCCGCGCATTGCTTATCCAGGCAGCGTCGAAGCCGCTGCGTATCCTGTGCACGCGAGAGGTCCAGAAATCCATCAAGGATTCGGTGCACAAGCTTCTTGGCGACCAGATCCAGGCATTAGGCCTTGGCATGTTCTACGAAGTGCAGTAGAGCGTCATCAAGGGCGCCAATGGTTCGGAGTTCATATTTTCGGGCCTGAGTGATCAAACGGCCGAGTCAATTAAGTCGTTTGAAGGCGTGGACATTGTTTGGGTGGAAGAAGCCTAGGCAGTGAGTGATCGCAGTTGGTCGATCCTGATCCCCACCATTCGAAAGGATGGATCGGAGATTTGGGTCAGCTTCAACCCCGAACTTGACACTGATCCAACATGGGTGCGGTTTGTGGAGAATCCTCCACCCGGCGCCTGGGTGATCGATGTCAACTACCATGACAACCCATGGTTCCCTGAGGTCCTGGAGAAAGAGCGCAGACACGCCAAGTCGACACTACCAGAATCAGATTACCTGAACATCTGGGAGGGCAAGTGTAAGCCAGCCATTACGGGCGCCATCTACGCCGACGAGGTTGCTGCAACGCTTACCTCGGGACGCATATGCGAGATTCCATACGAGCCATCCATGAAGGCTCATGCCGTCTTCGACCTGGGTTGGAACGACAAGATGTCGATCATTCTGGTGCAGAGGCATATCAGCTAGCTCCGGGCTATCGAGTACATCGAGGACAGCCATAAGACGCTAGATTACTACTCGGCTGAGCTGAAGAAGAAGAACTGGAATTGGGGCACCATCTGGTTGCCACATGATGGTCAGCACAAGGACTATAAGTCAGGCAAGTCGGCCGAACAGATCATGCGAGAACTTGGCTGGGATGTGCGGATCATTCCCAACCAGCCAATCGAAGATGGCATCCGTAATGCTCGCCGCGGGTTTGCTAAGACCTATTTCGACAAGGGCAAGACAGACCGTCTCGTGCAGTGTTTGAAGCGCTATCGACGCAGCGTACCAACTACGACAGGAGAGCCTGGCGCGCCCGTCCATGACGAGTGGAGCCATGGCGCAGACGCCTTTCGCTACCTTCACATCGTTGCCGAATCTCTGTCTAACGACAGCTGGGGCGGTAAACTCACCTACAAGAGCCTGGCAACCGCATGAAACAGTCACCCATGACCGACTCGCAGCTGTGCGCTGTGATCGATTATGAGCGCTCCCAGGGCATCGGTATCGATGATGAGCTATCGGCCGATCGTGCCAAGGCGGACGCCTTCTACATCGGCTACGCCACTGGCGTACTCGCCCCGCCGGATGTCGACGGTAGGTCCAAGGTTGTCAGCAAACAGCTTATGGAGGTGGTCGAATGGGCCATGCCATCGCTGATGCGCATGTTCTGCGCCGATGACGACATTATCCGGTTCGAACCGTCCTGCCAGGGAGATGAGTAGGTCTGCAAATAGGCCACTGACTACTGCGCCTACGTGCTGCACCGCAAGAACGATGGCTTCACGGTACTACACGACGCTATCAAGTCGGCCCTGATTACCCGATGCGGCTGGGTCAAGGTGTACTGCGAGCACACCTGGGATGTGCGCCAAAGCCATTATCAAGGACTGACAGATGTCGAGGTGCAGTCGCTTGAGGCTAATGAAAACCTGACGATCGATGAGGTTGAGTAGGTTTAGGACGTTCAAGTCCCCGTTGTCAACGGCCAGCCGATGGGCGCTCAGCAGTAGCCTGCCACGTTCAACGTCCGATGCTCCATCCGCAACAAGAAGACCAACTTTCGCGTAGTTGGTGTTCCACCGGAGCAGATGTGGGCCAGCAAGGACAGCCGTAATCTCGATGAGCTGCGCTGTATAGGCCAGGATACGCCGCGCACGGTATCTGAGCTGAAGAGCCTTGGCTACGACCCGGAACTCGTGGATCAGATTCCTACGGGGACGGAGAACGACACCTATGGCGAGCGTTACGAGCGCGAGAAGTACGACAACTCGTGGACCACGAACAACTACGAGACACAGGACGCCAGCCAGCGCATGGTGATCCTTTAGGAGGCATACCTGCGGGTAGACTATGACGGTGACGGCGTGGCCGAATATCGCCGCGTGGTGAAGTCTGGC